GGGGCCGCCGCCTACCCTTCCTTTTTATCCCCGAACTTTCCAACATTTAGGAGCAGAGCCTTGAACTTTGAAATCGCCGTCCAGCAATTCATTGCAAACGAGACGTGGTTGACTGCAGCGCACGCACCATCGGTGGTTGCGTTGCAAGCCGTGGCCATCGAACTTGACCGGGAAGTTACTGCGGCCTTGATTGCGCAGTTCGGTGTGCTTCACCGTTCACTTTTGAAAGAACGGCCAGGAGCGACTGTCGATATGGACCCGTTGGCTGAACTGTTGCGCCGTGGTCTTTAGTCCGGCACGTCATACCCCACCGCTGACTCCCGAGTTCGCTGCGGATATTGACCGTTATCTTCCAGCGTTCGAGTATGCCTGGAGTGTGGCGAACGGGAAGCCGTTTCAGTTCGATTCTTGGCAACGTGAGTTGCTGCGCCGCGTTACCGAACTGTTACCGTCAGGCGAATTACGGTGGCGTTCTTGTCTGGTCTCGGTTCCGCGACAGAATGGCAAGACGGAACTGGTGACGGCCATTGGTATCTGGGCGTTGTTGCGTGAGTCGAACCAGTACAACATCGGTATTGCCAGCACTGTTGACCTTGCCCGTCTTGTTCATGACCGGGTGTTGCGCATTATCAACGCGAACCCGACGCTCCAGTCGATGATGACGAAGTTGACGGAGACTCGAGGGATTAGAACTAACGAGGGTAGCCGTTATGAAATCAAAGCGTCAAAGGCTTCCGCGTTGCAGGGTATTCCCATCTCGGTTGGCATTATTGACGAGGTTCACCTTGTCGATGACTCGAGCTGGTCAGCACTCCAAACGGGGCTCGGAGCCCGCCCGAACTCGATACTCGTGGGCATAACCACAGCGGGGGACGAGAACAGCGAACTATTGACCCGACTCTACGGAATGGCTGACAAAGCGATTGCCGGGGACCTTGACCGTTTCGGTGCATGGATATGGGAAGCGTCAGAAGCCATTGTGCCTGACGATGATGACGAGTTTATGGCGCTGTTGATGGAAGCGTCACCAGCGTTGCAGGATGGTCGCATTGACCCGAAACTTGTTCTGTCGGATGCACGCTCGGAACCTGACAACGACATCATCCGTTACCGGCTGAACCGTTTCGTCAATACCGCCAAGGATGTGTTCATTCCGTTCTCGTTGTGGCTCAAGAATGAGCGTGGCATTGATGACACGTTGCCGACGGGTCAGGTTGTGTTCGGTATTGACCGTTCCCCTGGCTGGGAATTCGCAACTGTGGCCGCAGCTGTAATGGTTGACGGTGTCATTCACACCGAACTGGTCGCATCGATTGTCAAGCCTACTCTGGAGAAGTTGATGCTTGTTGCACAGCAACTTCACCAGCACTCTCCCCGGGCTATCATCATGGACGGTCTCATGCTCAAGGATTTACACAACGAACTCATTCGCCGTGGTATCAATTCAGAACTTATTCTGAACTCTCAAATCAACGGCGCTTGTTCGTCGTTCCATGCCCGTCTCAAGAATGAAACACTGAAACATGCCCCGGACCCGTTGCTGTCGGTTCAGATTCCGCGCACCGTTCGTAAGGTGCTGGACAACGGCTTCCGTATCTCGCGGCGTGACTCGAGCGTGGAGATTGACGCGGTGATGGCAACATTGTTGGCTTGTCATGGTGCCGAAACGCTGAAGGCTGTGGCAACTCGCACGATTATGGTCTGACCTGATAATGTAGTCCTCTATGGATAAGCAGACTCTTGATGGTTACCCCATCCCACCCGTTGACCCAATGGATTATCTTCAGTGCGATTCGTGCCAATAACATAAAACGTACAATTTAGACACGCCACGCAAGATTCTTGCGTCGTATGGTACGATTATTGCGTATGGCAAGCCTTTTAGACTTCCTCAACCCCCTTCGCGCAATCGAGACGGTGCGTTCCGTCGCGTCCGATTTTGGCACTGAACTCTCAACCCGTTCGTCTATTGTTCCACCGCCACGCTCCGCATCGGCTGGGGTCAACACTGTCGAAGCGGTCAGCATTGCTGCCGTCTACCGTGGAGTTTCAATTCTGTCGAACGCAATCAAGCAGATTGGTGTTCACCTTTACCGTGACGATGTTCGGCTTGAGTCGACACCGTTGTGGGTAAAGCAACCCGATGACAAGATAACCCGTGCCGAGTTTATGGCGCGTACTGTCAACTCGATGGCTGTGGCCGGAAACGCTTATTGGCGTATCTCGCGCAATGGCCGTGGCGAGACGGTCAAGCTTGAAGTGCTGAACCCATTCGACATATTGATTGAGTCAACGGATAGCGGAGAACTCACCGGGTACACCTATCGGGGTACTACCGAATACCAACCTAATGAGATTCAGCACCTCAAGATGCTTAGCATGCCCGGCAACCTTTACGGTCTGGGCCCGATTCAGGCTTGTCAAGCGGAATTGCGCAACTCAAAGGACACACGCGACTTTGCGTCAAAGTGGTTCTCGGATTCGGGGATGGCTGCGCAGGTTGTTTCGCCGAAGGTTCCTGTCTCGCCTGACACTTTGATTGATATTGCCGAGTCGTTGCGCAACGCGCAGACTGGTGGCAGTGTGGTGTCACCTGCCGAATTGTCGATTCAGAACTTGTTCCTGAACCCTCGTGACGCAATGTTTGTTGAGGTTCAGCAGTGGAACACTTCACAGGTCTGTCGCATACTCGGCATTCCTGCCAACATGATGCTCGCCGAAGCAGGCTCGAGCATGACCTATTCAAACGTTGAGCAGGAACAGATTGCATTCACCCGGTACTCCCTCTCTGCTTACTACGTCGAGATTGAGCAGGCCATGAGCGCACTGTTGCCTCGTGGCACTGACGCACGCATGAACATTGATGCTTTGCTCCGCAATGACACACTTACCCGTTACCAAGCCCACCAGATTGCAATCGCAGCAGGCTTCAAGACCATCGACGAAGTTCGTGAGGACGAAAAGCTTGCGCCACTGTTAGGAGTTCCCAATGGAACAATTTGAGACCCGTGAGATGGAGTTCCGTCTCACTGACAAAGACAAGCGTGAGGTGGCTGGGATTGCTGTCCCTTACGGCACGCTCGAGAACGGCGAGATGTTCGCCCGCGATTCGGTCACGCTTGACCCCGAAGCCAAACTTATGTGGCAACACGACAAGTCGGAACCTATTGGTCGCATTATCGAAGGCCGTCACACCGACGAGGGCTTTGAGATTCGCGCAACTATCTCCGAGACCTCTCGTGGCAAAGATGCCATCGCACTCCTCGAGGATGGTGTCATCAACCGCTTCTCGGTTGGCTTCCTCATGCGCAAGTCCACCACCGACGAACAACGCAACCGCATCGTCACCGATGCCTACGTGCGTGAAGTCTCACTAGTTTCGTTCCCTTGGTATGAGGGAGCGACTGTCACGGAATTGCGTGACGAACCCGAACAGGACATCCCTGTATCGGCTGAACAAAAAGGAGAAATCATGGATGAAATCCGTGACCTGACTCCCGAACTCGCCGAGGTTCGTGAGCGTATTGAAATGGTTGAGCGTGAAATCTCAACTCTCGGCACCGTCGAAGCCCCTTCGGCACCGTCCTACCGTTCGGCTGGACACTTCCTTCAGGCACTCGCTGCCAACGAGGAGAACGCAGTTCGCGCTTACACTGGCGCAACGACCGCTGACTCAATCACGACCCCCGTTGACGTAGACCTCATTCGTCTCGTCGAAGGTGCAAACCCTCTCGGTTCTGTGTTCGGTCGTGGAGTTACTCCCCCCACCGGCATGACAATCACGTTCGCTGTTGTCGACGGCATCACTGACGGCACCGGAACACAGGCTGCTGAAGGTGACGACCTCGGTTACTACCAGCTCAACCTCGACACGTTCACCGAGAACATCATCACCGTCGGAAACTACTCCGAACTGTCGCGTCAGGTTATCGACCGTTCCTCGGTTGACTACTTGAACTCGGTTCTTCGCGGTCAGGCAATCGGACTCGGTAAGGCTCTCGCCACCCAGCTCCGCACCAAGTACCAGGCAGTTGCCGCAGCGCAGGTCGTTGCTGGAAACAAGGT